CGCCTTGGACTTGCCAGACTATGCAGGCTCGCCTGCGCGGTACCGCGCGGTGAATTGGATCCCGCCACGCTGGGATTGGGTCGATCCGCTGAAAGACATCCAGGCGCAGGTGCTGGCGATGGAGGCAGGGATTGTCTCGCGCCGCAAGGTTGTCGAGGCCACGGGCTACGACGTCGAGGAAATAGACCGCGAAAACGCAGCCGACGCGGCGCGCGTGAAAGCACTGGGCCTTCAGTACCGCACCAGCCCTGGCGAGACGCAGGGCGCGCGGGCCACGCCCGCCACCCGTCCGAACCCGGGCAAGGGCAACGGTGATGGCAACGGCAATGACGGTGACGGTGACGATGGCGCAACGGCGTCCGATCCCGCCACACAACAGGAGTAACATCATGAACAGCTGGTACACGATCCGGGCCCAAACCCAAACCCAAACCCAAGCCCAAACCCAAGCGATGGGCGCGGAGGTGCTGATCTACGACGAAATCGGAGCTTATGGCGTCTCGGCCAAGGGGTTTCTGGCGGAGCTGGGCGCGCTGCCGGATGGCACGCCGCTGGCCTTGCGGATCAACAGTCCGGGGGGGTCGGTGTTTGATGCAGTGGCGATCTACAACGCGCTGAAGCGTCATACCGGCACCGTCACGGTCTGGATAGACGGCATTGCGGCTTCAGCTGCCAGCTATATCGCTATGGCAGGTGACGAGATCATCATGCCCGAGAACGCTTTCCTGATGATCCATGATCCTTCTGGCCTTGTCATGGGCACGGCCACTGACATGCGCGAGATGGCCGAAACAATGGACAAGATCGCAGGCAGCATGACGCGAGGGTATGCCGCCAAATCTGGCAAACCTGAGACGGAGATTGCGGTCCTGATGGCGGCAGAGACATGGTTCGATGCGCAGGACGCGGTAGATCTGGGGCTGGCCACGCGCATGGCAGAGCCAGTCCGTATTGCCGCCAGCTTCGACATCGGGCGTTTCCGCAACGCACCGCCAGTGCTTGTCGGGGCCGTAGAGGCGGCAGAGGTTGGAGTGGGTGAAACTGTTGACAGTCACGACGGTATTCCGGCGCGAGATCCGCCCTCTGATAAGGCCGGTTGCACGGTCACGAAACCCAATGAGAGTCCTGAAACTGCCGAGGCTGACCTTGAAGCAGGTCCAGACGCGGAACCCGCGCCTGGTCCAGAAACTCTTGCGGCTGACAAGACTTTTGATCTGGGTCCAGAACTAGCTCCCCCCTCTGAGGGACAGAGCACTGTTGGGGTTGCCAACACTGCTCCCGACGCCAGCGCCATCCGCGCAGAGGCCATCGCGCATGCGCGCGCTGTGATTGATCTCTGCAGCCTCGCTGGTCAGCCGCAAATGGCGGGGAGGTTTTTGGAAGCGGGCAGGGGCCTTGAGGACATTCGCGCAGCCCTTCTGGCCGCCAAGGCAGATACCGATCCTGATATCAGCAGCGCCCATGCCCAACCGGGCTTGGCTGGTTCCACCCACCCCTAGGGCGATGTGATCGCCCGCACCTTCAAGTTGAAAGGATAAACTTGCATGACCACGCTCACCGAAGGCCCACACCCGGGCGGCTTCCTCGTTTGGGAAGTGCTGCGCGATTATACCCGCGAAACCATCACAGTCGCCTCTGGCGCGGGCAAACTTGCCCCGGGCACAGTGCTCGGCAAAATCACCACGGGTGGTAAATATGCCGGTCTCGCACCTGCAGCTACAAATGGCAGCCAAAACGCGGCCGGCATTCTGTGGGCCGCTGTCGATGCCACGGATGCCGACAAGGCCAGCGTGGTGATCTTGCGCGGCCCTGCCATCGTGAACCGCGCTGAGATCATCCTGCCCGAGGGCGCCACTGAGGCGCAGATCACTGCTGCCATCACGGCATTGGCAGCCCTTGGCATCATTTTGCGCTGAGCGATCGGCGCAGACCCATCATCCCCAACTGAATAGGAGGTCGGCTCATGGCCACCATGGACATCTTTGAAGGCGACGCCTTCAGCATTATCGAGCTGACCCGCGCGCTCGAAAACATCCCCTTCAAACCTGCAATCTTGTCAGGGGCAAACCTGTTTGGCGCGCGCGGCGTGCGGGCGCGCACGATTATGATTGAGAGCCGCAATGGCACGCTGTCGTTGATCCCGTTCTCGGAGCGTGGCTCGGCTTATGAACAACAGGTCCCCGAACGGCGCGATATGCGGGCCTTTGTCTGTCGACAGTTTAAAAAGCAGGATGTGCTCTGGGCCTCAGAGATCCAGGGCATCCGTGACTTTGGCTCGGAAACCGCAACCCAACAGGTGCAGGCAGAGGTGGCGCGCAAGATGGGGCGGCTCAGGAATGACGCTGAGGCCACCTTTGAGTTCCACCTCTTCAACGGCATCCAAGGGGTGGTGAAAGACCCCAAGGATGGCGCCACGGTGATCAACTACTACGTCGAGTTTGGCATCACCCCCGCAGTGGAAGTGGATTTTGACCTCGACAATGCCACCCCGGGCTCCGGGGCGCTGCGCAAACGCTGCCAAGCCCTGATCGAAAGTGTTGAGGATAGTCTTGGCGGACTTGCCGCTGGACAGGTGCAACTTCGCGCTGAATGCGGATCTGCCTTCTTTGCTGATCTCGTGGCCCACAAGGAAGTGCGGGAGACCTATCTGAATACGGCCGCCGCAGCTGATCTGCGGGGCCGCGTCGGGGAAGCGGTCAGCTTTGGTGGCATCAGCTTCCACCGTTATCGTGGCGGTCTTGGATTTGGTGTGCCGACCGACAAGGCCTATTTCTATCCTGAAGGCGTCGAGGGGCTGTTCGAGATTTACTACGCACCCGCTGACACCTTCGAGACGGTGAACACGCTGGGCCAGCCGCTTTACGCGCGGATGATCCCCGACCGGGACCGTGACGAGTGGGTGCGCCTCGAGATTGAGAGTAATCCGCTGCCGATCTGCACTCGGCCACAGGTGCTGCGCTCAGCACGGCGGACATGATGACGGCCTTTGCTGCTGCTGTCGGTGCGCTTTTCGCCGATGGCAACATCGGGCGCGATGCCGTCTATATCGCCGACGGAGGCGCACCGGTTCTGGTGCGCCTCATTGCCCGACGCGCCGATGACGTCACCGAGTTCGGCGATGCCCGGCTCTGGTCGGAAACGACCCGCGTTGATTTGCAGGTGGCCGAAGTGCCGAACCCGCGCCCCGGCGACAGGATCGAGATTGATGGCGATGCCTTCCTCATTCAGGGCGAGCCCGTCCGTGACCGCGAGCGGCTGGTCTGGACAGTTGACCTGAGGCCTGCATGAAACTGAAGCTCGCCATTGATCCTGACATCGTCGCCATGATGGCGGCCGAGGTGGCCGCAGGCGAACGCGCCGTGACTGCCGCCATGCGCGAGGCCGGAACGGGCCTGAAATCTGCTTGGCGCGGCCAGATCACCGCCGCTGGGCTGGGCACCCGCCTCGGCAACTCCATTCGCCTCGCCAGCTTCCCCAAGTCCGGCGACAGTCTGAGCGCGGCAGCCTTGGTCTGGTCAAACGCACCGGTCATTGTCGGCGCGCATAACACCGGACCACTGATCCGGTCCAAGAATGGGTTTTGGCTTGCGATCCCGACAGCGGCAGCTGGCAAGTCAGCCCGTGGTGGCCGGATCACCCCCGGCGAGTGGGAGCGCAGACAAGGTCTGAAGTTGCAGTTTGTCTATCGCAGGCGGGGCCCGAGTTTGCTGGTCGCCGAAGGGCGACTAAACAGCCGTGGGTTGGGTGTTGCGTCAAAGTCAAAGACCCGGCGCAATGTGGCGACCATGCCGATCTTTTTGTTGGTGCCACAGGTAAAGCTTGCCAAGCGTCTTGATCTGGTACGAGATGCAGAGCGAGCTATAGATCGCGTGCCGGGGTTGATTGTGGCCAATTGGGTGGAAACCCGGCTCGGATGAGCATGTTCGCTCCATCTCCCCTTGAAAGTAAAACATGGTATAGAACCAGAAAATAAAACGAAAAGGCTAACCATATGAATAAACCGATGACTAAGACGCAGCTGACCGCAATGATTGCGGAGGCGATGAGTGCTGACCGTAAGACCGCAGCGGAGTTTTTGGATGCACTTGCGAACATCGTCACACAAGAGGTTGCTCAGGGTGGCGCCGTCACTGTGCCTGGCATCGGCAAGGTAGCCTGTCGCGCCCGCCCCGAGCGGCAAGTGCGCAATCCAGCAACCGGTGCAACCATGACCAAAGCTGCAGATCGGCAGGTCAAAGTGACCATCAGCAAAACACTAAAAGACGCTATCAACGGCTGACTTCATTGGCTCTTTCGCTGCTGCGGTGTTTATCAGAAAGGCTTCGGGGCACTTGCCGATCGGGGTCTTTTTTTATTGGCGCGCTTCACCAAAAAGGCACTGGTAGGCCCTGAGGGACTCGAACCCCCAACCAAGGCGTTATGAGCGCCCTGCTCTAACCATTGAGCTAAAGGCCCAGTGCAATGCAAAAACTCTATTCTTCGTGCGAGGTCAACCAAGATGCAGATGCCTGGCCGTGAGACCGTTCTGACCGCCCTTGCGGATCTCTTGCGGCTGATCCCGTTCGTCCCGGTTCTGCGCGGCGAGGTCCTGCCTGAACGCGTGCCAGCTGCAGGCCTCATAATCTTGCGTGATGGCGATCCGGGCGATCCGTCGGTGACGCTGTCACCGCTTTTGTATCACTTCCAGCATCGCGCGGAGCTGGAGATCATTGTGCAGGGCACAGGCCGAGATGCGGCTTTTGCCACGCTCTGCGGCCAAATCGGTGCCGTTATCTCTGCAGACCACACGCTTGGTGGCCTCTGCGACTGGGTTGAGGCGGAAGCGCCGCGCCCGGTCGATCTGCCCGTCGAGGGTGCTGCAAACCTGAAAGCTGGCGTCCTTACGGTCGTGCTGCATTATTCAACTGGGGATCCACTTTCCTGAACAGGGACAACAGGTTGTACTGGCATCTTAATGCGACCTTCAATCATGGCGCCAAAATCAACTGAGATTGCAGCGGTTATTATATCGGCCTTGACCCGCGCGCCTGATTTGATGGTGAGGGATGTCGCGTGAATTATGCCATCAACCTCGCCTTCGACAATCACACTTGCTGCGTGGATCCCACCCTCGACTTTTCCAGACTTTGTCACAACGAGGGTTTCTGCGGTGAGCTCGCCAAAAATG